GGGATAATTACGTGGAAACCAATAAACGTAAGGCACAGGATCAACGATCCTTTTCCGTGAAACGTATAAAATTAGTCACCAATAGTGACATGGCATTCCGCACACGCAGAACATTCCGTCGCCGTTTTAGACGTCGTAGAAAGACATTCCGAAAGCGCCGTACTCCTTTTCGGAAGAGACGATTTACAAAGGCTGTTCGCAGAGTTATCCTTAAGACATCTGAGCCAAAGCAGATCTGGGCTCCTGAAAACGCGGTAGGCTATGCAATCCGAGAAGGAGATGGTACGTCTCGTGTTATTAATGTGTCTGCTCCGTTGTCGGCCCCGATCCAAGGAGTCGAAGACGACCAGTTTATCGGAAATAAGTTTTTTGCGAAAGGTATTAGCCTTAGAGGCCAGGTTGGAACATCTGGAGAAGTTACGACTCGCCAAGGAGCTATAATTCGTATAACCTTGGTATACTCTAAGGAGCAGAATCCTGGTCTTGATGGTGCCTGGACTGAGTTTACGAGTGCAACTACGTCTGTTGCTGTACCAACTGCTACGCCTCCTAACTTGAACCCGCGTTTCTTTGAAAGTAGTAACGCTACTTTACAGTTCGTCGGTAATGGTTGGACCTTACCGTTTGACCGTACTCGTGTCAAGGTTATTTCGTCTCGTACGATACTTGTAAATCCCGGTGTCGAGAACCAAGCTGACGGCGGTGTTATCGCTATGCCGACAGCATTTAGTCTGTACTTTCCCATCAATAAGTGGATGCAAATCGAAGATCCTGATCAGACTACTCTGACTGACCCTCTACGTTTCAAGTATGGAAACTATTATCTTGTTATGCAAGCGATTTCCAACACCAACGATGTGACGGATCAAACCATCGCTGAGATGGACTATAGTATTGGTATGTTTTACCGTGACCCTTAGTTTATTGAAATAAAGGTTGTTGTAGTCTCACGACTACGCAATTTGCCATAATCCATTCATGTTCAGCTCTGGAAACAATTCTTGTAGGATCAGTGTCATCGTCATTTCCGAGGATGATGCTTGGTTTTCCCCACTTGATGGTTCGTTTCTTTCGGTACTTGTCAGTAACGGTGAATTGCTTTTGACATCCGAGCCACGGTTTCCAATTGGGAAAGTACTTCCAGTTGATGTCGTCGAAGATGGCATATAGAGCTCCGTCGTCCCAGTCATCCAAGTTGAAGAGTCCACAGAAGTACATGGCCTTGCCAAGAGATCTTGCCCACTCAGTCTTCCCGAGCCTAGAAGCTCCAATAAGAATGAGCGAGCGCGGTCGCTCCACTTCCTAAGATACTTAGCCAATATAGGCATGAGAGGATACAAACCAACCCACGGTAAGGAGGGGACTGGGGCCCCCCTGAACCATTTACGTACCTGTAGGAGATTAGCCTCTACCCAGTCTTTCATGGTAGGTAGTTCAACGAAGTCACATCTTCCACGACCGGAGTATTCGCACTCGTCTCTTCCGAAGCGCCACTCGCAAAAGAATAGAAGGCGTTCAAGATTAAGCACGTAATCACGTGGAAAGCGACATCGCACTGCCTCCAGAAATTCGGCTTTGCTGCTGGATCGTTCCAAAAGCGTGCCCCAGTTATCGTTCGTCTCTCCCTCAGTATGATCGAAGTTAGCCAGAAGCTCAGTGTCCTCTTTGCTGCAATCGGCAATGACACTTCGAGCGGATCTTGGTCGTTGTATGTTAGGATGGTGTCCATCCACGTCAAAAACGGTTGTCCCAACAAATCGTCGTCTTCTTCCGAAGTGAAGGTAAGCGTGTAGGTGATAGTTCCCATCGCTGTGCAACTCCCTTGCAACCAGATATTTTGATGGATCCGTTCTTTCGACGAGAATATCTCGTAGTTGTTCTCGCTCAAGAGCGCATTGCGGGTACGTGAGGAAAATCTGAACACCATCGAACGCAAATTCGGCAGCAGGCATAATATTACCCTGCTGCCACCCGCCACCTGCCACCTTTTATAAGTATATAAGGTGCTGCGCAATTTATCCGTATTTGGATGGCAACTTCTGTTGGACAAATCGCTGCCGGTCTTGTTGCGACTGCTGCAATTTATCCCCTAACTAGGAAGTGGGATAATTACGTGGAAACCAATAAACGTAAGGCACAGGATCAACGATCCTTTTCCGTGAAACGTATAAAATTAGTCACCAATAGTGACATGGCATTCCGCACACGCAGAACATTCCGTCG